AGAGCCGAATTACTGCAAGTGTAATATAACCTATACACTCAATGAATGATAGCGGAGATATTACAGCAAAGTTTGCAGCTACAGAAAGAGCTATCGACGAGCTACAACAGCCGACTATTGAAATCGAAAGAACTAGCAACGCAATACGAGAAACTCAAAAACGAAACGACGGAATTAGAGCAGAGCTTGAGGCAATCCAAAAAAGAATTGAAAAAGGTTATAAAGCAATACGAGAAAGCTCAAACGAGCAGCAGAGAATTACAGATGCTAAAAAAGAAATCTCAAGACTTGGCGGTCTTATTGCGTGGCAAGACAACCGCAGCAAACAATTTAAAACAATTATCGACAGGGGTTATTAATAATAAGCATATTTTGAAATGAAAATAAATAAAACATACAACGAGAATTGCATTGATACAATGGCGAGAATGGAAGATAATTTTATTGATTTAACTGTAACATCTCCGCCTTATGACAATTTAAGAACTTATAACGGTTATAGTTTTGACTTTGAAAGTATAGCAAAAGAATTATATAGAGTAACCAAAGATGGTGGCGTAGTTGTTTGGATAGTTGGCGATGCTACAATAAAAGGAAGTGAAACTGGAACGAGTTTTAGACAAGCCTTATACTTTAAAGAGATAGGGTTTAATTTACACGATACTATGATATACTCGGCTAAAAAAATGGTTATGAATCATAATAGATATGAGCAAGAATTTGAGTATATGTTTGTTTTAAGCAAAGGAAAGCCTAAAACGTTTAATTCTATAAGGATTCCAACGAAGCACTTTGGAGTTACAAAAAAGGCTAATTATGGAGAGATTACTGATGCTAAACTAGAAAAAAAAGATACAAATAGGTACAGAGATGCTAAATGGAAAGTTAAGCCAACTAAAATAAAAGGCAATATTTGGGAGTATTCAATAGGTTTTAATGGCACTACAAAAGACAAAATAGCTTTTAAACACCCTGCGATATTTCCCGAGAAAATGGTACAAGACCACATAATCAGTTGGAGTAATGAAGGAGATGTTGTTTACGACCCTTTTATGGGTAGCGGCACAACTGCTAAAATAGCTTTACTTAATAACAGGAATTATATAGGGAGTGAAATATCAAAAGAGTATTGCGATATAATAAAACAAAGAATAAACCTTGATTAAATTAAGACCATACCAAAACGATATAATCCAATCTTTGCGCAACTCATTTAAGAGAAACCGCAGGACTATACTTTGCGCTCCGACAGGCGCAGGTAAAACTATAATGTTTACCTACCTAATTAGTGAGCATTTAAAACGTGGAGGTAACGTCCTAGTATTAACTCATAGGAGCGAGCTACTAAAACAGGCAGGTAGCTCATTCGAGAAATTCGGACTAACCCCCGAATATATTACGAGCGGATCAAAGCCAGACCTACAGGCAAAGCTACATGTTGGTATGGTCGAAACTATAGACAGACGCAAAGAGACTTATACAAGTTTCCTAGCGTGCAAGAGCCTAGTAGTAATCGACGAGGCGCACTTGAATATATTTACTAAACTACTCCCTTTAATTAATCCGCTTGCTTATGTAATAGGAGCGACGGCTACACCAGAGCGCAAGGGAAAGGCTGCCGTATCTCTTGACGAGTTTTACACCGCCATAGTGCAACGAATAGATACACCCGAATTAATTAAAATGGGTTTTCTATGCTCTGCAAATAGCTACGGCGTGCCAATAGATACTAAAGGACTAAAGCGCACAGGTGCGGATTTTGATACCGCAAGCTATTACGAGGATAACAAAACATATATCGGAGTCGTGGATAACTGGGTACGGTTAACAGAGAATACAAAGACCTTACTATTTGCATCGAATGTAAACAGCTCTAAAGTCGTTTGCGCTCAATTTAATGCTAGAGGTTACGAGGCAAAACATATCGACGGAAACACACCTAAAAATGAGCGAGAGGCTATCCTACTTTGGTACGATAAAACCCCGAAAGCTATTATCTGTAACTGCGGTATATTAAACGCAGGGTTTGACCAGCCAGACATCGAGACTATAATACTCTACAGAGCTACAACCTCGCTCCCTTTATTCCTGCAAATGTGCGGACGAGGCTCAAGGACTACAGCAAACCTAAACTCGTTTAATATCCTAGACTTTGGCAATAATATCAAACGGCTAGGGCATTGGGAAAATCCTAGAGACTGGAGTCTAAAAAAGAAACTTACAAGAGAGCAGCCTGCGCCCGTAAAGGATTGCCCGAAATGTAAGGCGATCCTATTAGCATCTACAAAGGTCTGCCCTTATTGCGCTCATAAATTCATAAATAAAAAAGAGGTAGAGATCGCTAGGCTAGAGCTAATTAAAAATGAGGTAATTAAAAACTACAGCAATATGTCAAACGCAGAGCTTGCGCAGGCGGTACATGACAAATACATAACGGCGGCGTGGGTATTGCATCGTAAAACTTGCAGGCTAGACGCTAGAGATTTCCTTGAGGCGGTAGGATATAAAAAGTCTTTCGAGTATGTAAATAAAAAAAGATTTAAAGTTTTTAGTTAAAAAAGTTGTTTATAAGTTATAAGTTTATATATCTTTGAAAAAACAAAATTTTATATTATGAAAAACTTACTACAAAAATTGCAACCAGATTTAAAGGATAAGCTATCTTTATTAAACGAAGAGTATCCATTTACAGCGCATCGCATTATTAAAGACCTAGAGGCTACTAATAACGTTTACGACGTTACGTTTTTAACTATGGCAACCATGCAGAAATTTCTAGGGGTTAACCTAGACGATTTTTACTTTATATTTGAGCCAGATGTTGAGCGAGGTTAAAATACAAACGCAGATTTTCCAATGGCATTGGAATAGCTACCCCGACGAGCGAGGTTTACTTTGCTATAACCTAAACAACTCGGCTAATAAAATAGACGGCAATAGAAATAAAGCGCTCGGATTAATCAAAGGGCGCTCCGATATGGTTTACTATTACCAAAGCTCTGCCTATATGATCGAGTTAAAAAACGCTAAAGGAAAGCAAAGCAAAGAGCAAATACTATGGCAGGAACTACTAGAGTCTCAAGGATTCACATACGTAGTTATCCGCAGCCTAGAGGAGTTTAAACAATTTAAAGAGGAATTATGTTAAAAACAGTAAACAGCTTGAGCGGTGGTAAAACATCGAGCTACGTCGCAGCAAATTATAAAGCCGACTACAACGTTTTCTCTTTAGTTAGAACAGACGACAAGCGCTGTATGTTTCCAGATGCTAAAATACGCCAACAAGTTAGCGATAGGATAGGCAAAGAGTTTATCGGTACACTTGAGGAGGATATGATAATATATACAATGTTAGACCTTGAGCAATACATAGGCTCAAAAATAGACTGGGTATCTGGTAAAACATTCGACGATGCAATTATAAAGACAAAGAAAGGTACAAAGTATTTACCTAACAAAGTTGCAAGATATTGTACTACCGAATTAAAAACAATGCCTATATTGCATTGGGTGTATGACGTAGTAAAAGAGCCTGTAATTATGAGGTTTGGATACAGAGCCAACGAAATGAGCAGAGCTAAAACAATGCTAGAGAAAACAGACGAGGAGGGATTTACAAAAGTAAAAGCTACTTTTACAAAGCTAAAAGACGGGAGGCAGTCTTGGGGTACATACCGTTACAATAAACCAGAGTTTCCTCTAATCACAGATAATATCTACAAAGATAACATCGAGGAGTTTTGGAAAGACAAACCCGTTCGTTTTGCTTATATGAACAACTGCGTCGGTTGCCATTGGCGTAGTCCTTTACTATTAAAAAAAATGAGCGAAAAACACCCTAATAAAATGCAATGGTTTGCAGAACAAGAGACAAGCAAATCAAAATGGCGCAGCGATATAATGTATAAAGATATAATGAAATGGAATACACAAACCGAATTATTCGACGAAGATTTTGGCGATTGCGATTCGGGATATTGTGGAATTTAAAAACCTAAAACAACTATGTTAAAAACAATTAAGGACGCAGTAGAGGAAGTAACAGGATTAAAAATAAATAAAAACACACGACAGAGGGAGTATGTTATGGCTAGATGTTTATTTTATCATTTCGCTAGAGAGT